CTAGGATGCTAGCGCCTTTTTTTGTAGCGGCCAAGTGTTGTACCACTCTACAAGCTTACTTGAATCATAACTGTAATCTACACCACGCCCACCCGAAAACGGACGAGGCATTGGGTTTGCATAATACTTCTGGTCTTGCCAGCGGCACAGTGTGCGCGTAGAGCATCCAAAAATTTCAACTAAATCACTTGTACGAATCACTGGCGATGATCCTAAAGCTTCTTGAATTGTCATATTTTCAAATTTAGCCACATCAACCTCCTTCGGCTTCTTTTGCGCCAAATATCTCTGGCACATTTTCAACCATCCCCAAATCAATCGAATAACTCAGATATTTGTTTAGCTTTTCAATTTTGTTGATCTTCGCCTCGTAATTTTCTTGAAAATCAAATTTTGCCCATGAATTCAATTCATCTACTACTGCTAATAAGTCATTCAGCTCAAGATGAATGCGCTCTTTATTATTTAGCTCCATATCAGGATGCTTTTCAGTCATACCGAATTGAGCTGTTTTTAGTGCAATTTGAGCAATCTCCGATGCTTCTTCAGCTAATTTCATTAATAGAAATTGTTCATGTGTCATTTCACTCATCCCCATCTCCTTGCGCTTCAACCATCGCTTTACAATGTGTCGCTGCTTTTTCGGCTTCTTCTTTGGAATCGAATAATTCCCAATTTATATTGTCAGCATCTTCATAAACATTGGTAGCAAAAACTGGATTGCTATTTATAACAACATATTCTTTACGCTGAACTTCAAGCACTTCACCGTTATCTAGATCTTCTAAATAACCGTCTATGCTATCTTTTTCATACCAGACGTATTCGCCTTCATCTAAATACCAATTTTCGATATCGTCTTTTTTTATAACAACATACTCTCCATCACTTACACCCAGAAGTTTCTCATGCAAGTCGCTATTAATTTTTAATTGCGCAAGAAGTGCTGCATTTGTACCAGAATAAGCAGTCTTAAGTTCCTCGTTTTCAGCTTTGAGTGAGTCGATTACGGTTTTATTCTGCTTAGCCTGAACAACCCATAATCCCCATGCAGTATTTATGGTATTAAATAGTGATATTTGATCATTTTTATTTAATACTTTTGCAGCTGGAGATAACGAGTACATATTGTCAGTTGACCATTCAACATATAGCAAATGACCTCCTAAAAGTCTCCATTGTTCTTCAAACGCCTTTCTTTCTTTCTCTAAATCAACCATCTCGCCACCCTATCTCTTATTACAACCAATCATTTTGTGACCCTTTTCATTGATCAAAAAATCTCGACATATTGATAAAAAGTTTCTGTTGCATTTATCATTTTTAAATGAACGCCCAACAACACCATTCGGCTTCTTGATGCTAAAATTAGAATCATTGGATATGTCGTAGTTCTTTTTTAAGCACCATTCTTTAAACTCGATCATTAAATAAGATCTGGTTCGTAATGCGTAAGGGATTAAGTAAAGTCTCATCACGCCACCCCTAAGCTTTTGATTGCTTCATCGATATTTTTATTAAAGGCTCGAACATCTGACTCCATGCCACAAATATCCAAATCCTTTGCAAATACACGAATAACAATGATTTGAAGTTCTGCTTTCAATCGTGGGTCATAGCTCACAAAATCGCACCACTCACGACGCGTACAAGACAACTGGCTTGTGATTTGCGGAATGTATTCATCTGGCACTTGCTTGGTTAGAAGCGTATTCAAATGTGTAGTTGTGTCAGGACACTTAACTTCAATTTGCCCATCTTTACTCACAAGCCCATCAGGCGACGCGCCAAACATTTCAATGAAAGGGTGATCAATAAGACCGGTCCCGATCACAAAATTACCTGTTTCATTTTCATAAGCTGCAATAGCATGAGGTTCATTATCGATTCCCCATTGCATAGCCTGATTAGTAAAGATTTCCTTCTGAACGCCAGTCAGGCGCTCAGCAAGAATAGTTAAACCCAATGCATTTAAAGCTTTGCCTTTCATGGGTTTTGCATTCAAATCTTTGACACGGCTTGCAGTCACTTTACCCACACGATCCGCAAACCAATCTTCACTACGTTGGAGAATGTTCATAGGTTTCTCCTTGATTGCGTTCTGCTAATTGAGCGGCTTCTTTTAAAGAAGGTCCATGTACAACCCAAAAGTGTTTTTTACATTCACCTTGTGGTAATTCTGCATAACCTGTTTGTAACGCTTCAATACCATCAATTGCCAGACCACGCATATCATCAAGATATTTGTTTTCAAATTCTTCATAACCATTCGGGATATCTGATGTAACAGTCTTAACCTGTGATGCATGGCAATCATCAATACGACGAGCTTCATCTTCGTCATAAATACCCGAAAAACCAAAAGCCACACGTGCACACTGAATTAGCGCTTTATGACGCAGCATGCGTTTTGGGTATTTCTTCCATGGTTCAGATGTGCCTTGGCATTCGCTCAGATACTCTGTGACAACAGTAGGGTGTGATCGATCTTTGCGATAAATCTTGCAGGTGCATGATTCATCATCTTGTTCAAACTGGATGCCATCACATACAGGATTGTCATTAATAATGCGCGCCCATCCATCAATACCAACAACTGGTGTGATGCCGCCACCTTTGGCAGGGAATGCATAAATTTCTTTTGTAAAAGGATTTAGCTTGTACTGGTTTGCAACAATTAATAGAGAAAGAAATTCATCATTTGTTGCTTTCTTAAATACTGTATTAACAAGAGTATTTGCTAACTCAGCAGGATCGACATCTTGCATATTAAAAGCTGATGCAATCTTGCTAACTTGCGACAAAACAATATTACTCATCTTCTAATCCTCAATATTTGACTGAAACATGCGGAACTTGGTTGTTTGCAATCGCAGTAATAACCGCTTTTGCCTGACCTTCATCTAGTCCGATTTCACAAAACTTATTCAAAATTTCACGATTGATTGAGCGCATGTGTTCTTTATTCGCTAAACGCGCTGCTTCCGCTTCCTGATCAGCTTTAATCTTTGCAGCTTGTTCGGCTTCAATGCGTAAGCGTTCCGCTTCAATCGCTTGCTGCTTTTGAGTCTCAGCTTGTTTTGCTTGTTCAATCGCTTGCTGTTTTAGTTTTTCTTCACGCAAGATTGCGGCTTCATGTTCTGCTTTAAGTCGAGCTTCACGCTCAGCAGATTCACGAGCTAATTTTTCAGCCTGTTCACGCTCTGCTTGAGCTTTCTTTTCAGCTTCGATTCGTGCATTTTCAGCAGCTTGACGAGCAATAGCCTCATCACGTTCTTTTTGCTGGCGCTCAATTTCAGCTTGACGCAAACGATCTAATTCGGCTTGTTCAGCTTCATATTTTTCTCGTGTAACAAGGGCAGTGCGTAACTTTTCAAGCGTTTCAAATTTTGCAAGTTTTGCTTCTTGTTCGAATTCTTCAAAAGAGGAATCGATGCAAACATTTTCTAAGTCATTAATAGCGACTTTGATATTTTCGCTTGTCCACTCAGTAGGGTGGTTTTGCAAAAGATCAGCAGGCATCTTGATACCAATGATTGCGTCTTGATGTTTCTTAACACGATCTTCTTCTGCCTTTTCCCACGCATCACGTGGCGCAAGAATCTCATCACGCAGTGCATCACACTGGTCACGCCATGCCTTACGATCACGATCAATCACAGCAGCTTGGGCTTTAATGCCAGCCACTAAATCTTTACCATGATTGTCTACAGCAGTTTTTGACTTGCTGACTTTATAAGCCTGAGAAGCAATAGCATCACGACCTTTTTTTGTGGTGACATCCGGTACGATTGAACGTGCTTGTTCTGCCATGCGATCAAATAAATCTTGAATACCATTTTCTTTTTGAAATGCAACGACAATTGCATTTTGCTCAATAACTTGTAATTCGCTCATGCTAAACATCCTTTTAATTGATTTGTTTTCTGCTCAATTGCATGCTCTTTCAGCCACTCATTCAGCTTTTGTGCCTGAGCTTCAGTAAGCTTGAATTTCATCCCATTACTAACTTCGTATTCCGAAAAATCTTCAACCAAAGCTAGTGATTGTGTATCAATTTCAAGATAATCAAAGTTAATATCTACAGCGTTTTGCGGATCAGATGAAGCGTTATATTCAAAGCAATCTTCTTTCTCAGATGCTTCGATCACGCCCGACACATAAACAGGGTAGCCATCGCCAGATACTTCAAGTGTGAAGTAGACAAAATTCGCTTGAGTTATAAATTCATCAGCAAGTGCTAGTTCTGGAAATGAGGCAGCAAAAACTTCAGGCTTATAGTAAGTGTTCATCGAACAACCCCCAATGTATTGCCAGTATTAGATTGAAATACAGCCAGATCATGGTTAGAGCCATTATTGAACTCCTGTTGATAAGCCTTAGCCTTCGCTTCTTGATAGTCCATCTCATCAGCAGCCTTATAAACAAAAACAGCAGATAAGAACGCGAAGAACAGAACAACAAAGCCGATTGAAAGCAAATTCATGAAAGATGGTGACGCAAGCTTTTCACGCTTCTCATTTTGATTCTTGATCAATTGATCGATTAATTCGTTTTGTGTCATTGATCAACCTCCTCATCAGAATGAACATGCGCTTCACAAGCAGCCAAAAGCATGACCTTGTATTGATTCCAAAATTTCAAAGCATCACTATCCATGCGACTAATTTCTTGATCTGTAAAAGCTTTCCATTGCTCTACTTTGTGGTTTTGACAGCCGATTCGCATGTAACCAAATCCATTAATGCAAACAAGCCATCGTAAGGTTGGGATAATAAGCGGAGCATTTTTCGCGTCCCGAAGATCCGCGTCCCGAAGATTCGCGCCCCCAAGATTCGCGTCCCGAAGATTCGCGTCCCGAAGATCCGCGTCCCCAAGATTCGCGCCCCAAAGATCCGCGCCCCAAAGATTCGCACCCCCAAGATTCGCGCCCCCAAGATCCGCGTCCCGAAGATTCGCGTCCCGAAGATCCGCGTCCCGAAGATCCGCGTCCCGAAGATTCGCGCCCCCAAGATTCGCGTCCCGAAGATTCGCGTCCTCAGCAATAGCAGTTTCAACCGCATGACGTGCAATCATTCCAGATTCCATACCGTCAGGGATTTCACAAGAGAAAAGGACTTCACCAGTCCAGCGATTTTTAATTTCGTAATTCTGTGTCATAATGACCTCACTCTTTGAGTAAAGCCCTTTGATGTCGAGTCGGAAGGGCTTTTTGTTGTTTGTGAGATAAATATAAGAAAACTTAGTTTTATTGTCAATAAGAAATCTTATTTTAATTTAAGAAAGCTTATTTTTGTGATTTAATAGACAAAAGAAAACCCACGCTGGGTGGGTTGGATTGTTTTAAATTTGATAGCTAAATAGCAAGAAATTTAGATAATGGCTGTACAACAGCATAATCAGACAGGATGACCTGTTCCGATTTGTATTTATCACTCTCAAGATCATCAATGATTATATTGAAAATCACATTATCATTGACTGACTGAGTATCAATCATTTTTCTTAGTTGATTGTTAGTCTTACTCTTATCTGCCTGAATATAATCAATAAATGTATTATGATGAGAAAAGTTAAACGGGTAGTTTTCACCAGATCTACCCCTTAATTTAGGATTAATCTCTATTGAGGAAAATTTCCTTTCCAAAGCGACCCTAATTGAATCAAGAATCTCTTCAATTGCAGAATGTGTGCGTGGTTTGTATTGATAATTTATTAGCTTGCTCAATAGTTCGGTATATTCTATTACAGTAAAATCAAGTTCTTTAATAGATGATTCTGCAACTAAGCAACCATTTCGTAGAGAAATAGATTCATAAGATTTGCAAAAATTCTTAATCTTCTCAATAGCATCAAAATCAACTGCACCAATAGACTCATCGAAGTGACGAACATTCAAACCATAATCACTTAGAATAATATTGTCTCTTGTATCTTTATGAGCATAAACAACAGCAGGGGAACCATTCGGGAAAACTAATGGTAAAGTAAAACCGCAAGAATTCTCCTGATCAGAAAATTTTTGAATAAATGCGTTCAAGACTGTATCTGAAAGGTGCGTAATCATAGTAGCAACTCCCCTGCAAGAGGTCCAATTATATCATTTGACCTTATTTGCAAATTAATCCTTTCTGCAAAAAAATGAAACCATTTGTCCCATTGATCAATTTCATAATCCAAATGGATTTCATAAGAGTCATCTAGACAATGCACATGTGGCCCATAGAATACTTCTCTTTTATTTCTATCAACATGTGATTTTTGGTGCTTTGGGTATATGCATAGGTCATATATCCATTTTCTTTCATTACCTACTCTTTGCATCAACCCAAAGCTATGTTTCATTGTATCAGGAGCAATATTTGTTCTCAAAAAAAGGCTTAGTCCAACAATGTTTAATTCTGTTGATACTTCATAAACAGGTGCACCTGAAAAATGATAAAAAGAAAATCTTCTAGTATCCCTGTCCATTAGTATGGGCGAATCAAAATATTTCGGAATATCTAGTATTTTCTTCCCTTCATTTGAACTAACAAAGATTCTATTCCCACCCATAAATAACTCCGATTTACACCCGATGTTTCTAATGTATGTGTCGGGTTCACAGTTTTTTAATAACTATTTGGATGTTCTTGTTTATGTTGACTTGGTGGAACGATGTCAGTAATAGCTGTAATGCTTTCTACTTCATCCATATTAAAAGTAAGGCGCTCACCACCATTGACCGCAATAAGGCTTAATACATCATTCTGTATGCCAATAAACTCTTTAATTGTGCAGCGTCCATCCTTTAAACAAACTTGCACAAACTCCATTGGTACTGGTTCTGCATCAGGATCGCAAACTACATACCATCCATTACGAATAGCAGGAAACATAGAATCGCCAGTGCCCTTTATGCCATAGGCTCTTGGTCCTGCTGAGTGAGTTGGAACATATCCATCTCCAGCATTGCCGTCGTAGCCCATATCTGTGAAATAGCCATCCATGCCCATTTTTGAGTAAGCCTTAACAGGCACATATCTTTTTTGCATAGGGAATGGTTTTACTGGTGTTTGAGCAAATTTAACAGCGTCTTCACTGTCTGGAATATTGTATTTTTTCTTGAATGCTTCGATATCTAGAACATTTAGTTGAGCGCTGTTGCTGTCTAATTGTGGACCACTTTCATCACCATTAGTTATGTACGAAGTAGACACACCAAAATAATTAGCCATTTTACTCAATGGATCAGCTTTAGGCGCATATGCGTCTTTCTCCCAACCAGTAACATTAGGCGCACTAACCCCGACGATTTTAGCTAATTCGCCTTGAGTTAATTTCTTTTCTCTTCTTAAGGCGCGAATACGCTGCCCCATTGTTTCTAGATTCTTCATATAAGTTATCTTACATCTTGCAAAAATAAGTTATCTTTGTTTTAATACTAAGAAATCTTATTTTTAGGATTGGACTAATGACCAAACAAGAAGCTTATACATTGCTTGGTGTTAATGGTGTTGGGTTAGCAAAGCTATTAGGAATTGAACCACCAGCTGTTTACCAGTGGTCTGATGAGAAAATTCCTCTAGCTCGTGAATACCAGATCAGAGACCTAGCAAGTGGAAAAGAACCAATTAAACGAACTACAGCAAGCGCTTAGGAACAACCATGAGCAAAGTATTAAACGAATTAGCTACAAGCACTAGCAATAACGAATCGCTCATATTGCAAGCACTTAACTCAAGCAATCAGAGGAATGTTGCTGAGAAGTTGGGAGTCGATGCAAGCACCTTATCAAGAATGAAAAACGATAAGAAATCCAATGGCTTGACAGACATTGAGCTTTTTGCGGGTTTGTTGAGTGCTATTGGATTAAAGGTAGTGCCTGAAAGTGATGTTTATTGCTCACCTGAAATTGCTGAAGCAACAAGAGTGTATTTAGCACACGCATTTACATCACCAGAGTACATGCGAATTTTATTCAAGTAATAAAAAACCGCTTTCCTGCGGGAACAGGTTTAGCGGTCACGTTCAAACGAGGTAAATCAATGAACAAAGCCATATTAACACATCATTCCAGACAGGTGAAGCACCAGAGGAGTGCACAGGGTGAGGGACATGATGAGTAATAAAATCGTAAATGAAATCCGTAAATTACCTATTGATAGCACTCCTAAAATGCTTCTATGGGTTATTTCAGATATTGCTGATGATGAGGGCAATACCAGTTGGTATGCACCGCGCTCACGCTTAATGGAAGAAACAGGGTACAGCCGTACCACAATTGCATTGTGTATTTCTTACTTAAAAGAGTGTGGAATTTTGAATGTTGCAGGTGGGAATGGTCGCTTAAACCAGTATGTCGTTACACCTAATAACTTCAATTCAGCAGTTAAATATGAGCCTAAAAAACACTCTAAACCAGTAAGCGAGGTTTACCAGTCAACTAAGCAAACTAGTCAACCTAGCGAACTACACCAGTCAGCCACGCTGACTACACCAGTCAACTTGGCGACAAAACCAGTCAGCGAGGTTGACACTATCCATCATTCCCTCATTTATCCCTCTGTTAATCCATCAATTGGTGATTCAGAGGATGCACCTAAGGCTAAAGCAGAACCTAAGGTAAAACGCATTACTAAAAAACAAGCTGGTATCAACCGACTTGTTGAACTTGGTTGTGATGAGAAATACGCACATGACTGGATGGTTAATCGTAAGGGTGCACCACTAACAGATTCAGTTCTTGAAAACCTTATTGAGCAAGCAAACAAAGCAAACATCACACTGGCTACAGCAGTTCAATGGACAGCTAAAAAGGGATATCAAGGATTTAAGGCAGATTGGTACCTGAAAGATCAACAGCCACAACAGAACTGGAACAACGGCTATCAATCATCTGCTCAACAAACAGCGAATGAACAAGCCAAGTGGGATGAGTTCCTAAACGGTGGGTCTCATTACGTGGATGTCACACCAAAAAAGTCAATTCTGATTGAAGGGGTGGGTCATGCGTGAGTTCACCCAAGAGGATGCTATCCGTTTGATCACCAAGATGCGCGCTTACTACGGTAAAAAATTCGCAGATCAATGGTCAGGTGTTGATCCTAAAGATATCGCCGAATCAATGGTTGAGTGCTTTCAAGGGTTAAGTGCTGATGATTTCAAGCGTGGTGTAACCAAGATGATGAAATCAACATTCTGCCCGTCAATTCCAGAGTTTCGTTCTTGGTGTGAGCCTAAAGCATCAGATTGGTTAGATGCTCATGAAGCTTGGGCAATAGCTAAAAACTCAATCGAATATGGCACTGGTCGGGAAATGACAGTGGTGTGGACTGAGCAAGCTGCTAAAGCATTTGAAAAGTGTGCTGACTTGGTTGCAACCGGTGACAAGTTTCAACTGGCAGAAGCTAAGAAGATCTTTGTGTCTATCTACGAACGCTTAGTGACGGAAGCAAAGGACCAAGGATTAAAACCAGTCTACAACGTGAGCTTAGGCGTAGATCCAGATCAACGCATTACAGCAATCAAACAAGCTGAGGTAGCAGGTTTTCTCTCTACTCAAGAAACACAGCTTCAACTTGAACACAAGCAAACCAAGGAAGAGCAGCAGGCTGATAACGAGCGATACAAAACGATTGCACAGAAAGCAATTGCGGAGTTACGCGAAAAACTAAAGATCCAAGCACCAGTCAACAAAATGGCTGAGGAAATTAAACAAGTTCAAGAATGGGAACTAAAACCAGACTCAGAATATAATATTGGGCAGACCCATTTGATCAAAAAGAACAGTACATCGAAAGCTTAAGAGCAGAAGGCAAGCCAGTACCTTTTGCTTTACGAGGTGCGGTATGAAAAACAATAATCCAAGACCAGTTGCTCAAAGATGTGAGGTATTTCAGAACGTGTTTGACATTCTCTTATTCGCAAGTCATGCGACAAAACCATTCACAAGCCGAGATATTCAAGAATGTGTGATGGAAGCACCAATTAACACGATTCAAAACTATTTGGCTGATTTAAAGGAGCGCGGATATATCAAGAAAGACTCTAATTGCACTTATGTAGCAACGCAGTTCACTAAAGACTTATTGAATGTTGAAGGGAAGATTAAGCCATGACAGCAACAACAGTAGAAGAATGGCTGGCTCAAGGCAATCAAATCACAGTGATTCAAGGATTCACTGGTATTGCACCAAAGCAAAAATTTAACAATCGTGAAGTGAAGTTGCGTGGTCGAGCAAAACCTCAAGCACAGATGCCAAGACTTAGCGATGAGCAGGCGAAAGAGTTGGGTGATTGGTTAGATGCGAAATTGGGTCGAACTTTGGCTTTGGCGAATTATATGAATTGTTCAAGCACAAAGATCGGGATGATTAAAAACCGTAAAACACCGTGCTCAAAAACCCAATTCGAAATGATGAGAAAGGGTATGAGAGCGATTGAGGGGGTGAGTCATGACTAACGCACATAAATTTGTAGCAGAGTTTGGCGAAAAGAAGGCGAGAGAGGTTGTTGATGGGGCGCCAGAGTGGGCTAATTTTTGGATAAGTAGAGATCAATATCATTGCTCTGTTATGAGCTTTCCAAATATGACGGGGCATTACTCAGTTCATCTTTTAGAAATCAAACAAGCCATTGCTGATTTTGAGTTGGTTGATGGGGTTGGTGGGTTGTCCTATGCGAAAAGAGTGGTTAAGCAATCTCCATTTCAGCGAGATAAACATATTGTTGATTGGAAAAAAGCCATCCAACGCATCGAACAGGGGCTTAAAGATGAGTAAGAAAAAACAAAAGTTTACTGATGCTGAATACATGCAATCACTTTTACCATGCCCTGAATGTGGAAGTGACTACTGTCACGAAGATCCGCGTGTGTACGAGGAGTTAGAACAAGCACTCAAAGGGGGAAGGACAGTGAATAACGAAGAATTGGCCAAAATCGGAATGATGTTTATTCATTGGATTCAAATCCATAGAGAATCTATCAATCGCTTTGAAGAGTTTCGGGATTGTTTTGTGCATGACCCTGACGAGCCAGTGCATACAAAAAAGGACTACGACAAAGCATGGGAAATTCAGAAGGAAGCTTCTGCATTGGGTAGTGAAGCGAAAAGACGCTATGAAACCTTGCTTGAAGAAGTTGACCTATATCTAGCGCGTGAAAGAACTGATGTTCTTGAGGCAGGTGACCAATGACCACATTCAAAGAGGCTCAACGCATTTGTTCTTGGGAAACAAGCGCGAAATAGGGGTGATTTCATGAGATGGAGCGAAAGTATTCTCGAAGCGCATTTAAATGCCCACAGAAACAAGGCTAGTTTAGCGCAGGAGCGACTTAAAGAACAAAATGATGCAAAGGTACGTGAGCAAGTTAAAACGCGCTTAAAACTCAAATCAAAGCAAAATACTAATGGAGAAGAAAAAGAGATTTTAAACGCTGAAATCTGGATGACACCACCATCAGTAAATCACTACTGGAACGTAAAGCGCGGTAAAAAATGGCTACTGAGTCAAAAAGCACAGGATTTTCTTAATCACGTTAGAACGATTATCCCGTGTCAAATGACCGATGCGCGTTTAAAAATGGAAGTCATCTTTCATTTTCCAGATAACAAAACACGGGATATAGACAACTACTTGAAAGCCACAATTGACAGCTTAGTGAAGTGCCAGTTTTGCATTGATGACGAACAGTTTGATGTGCTGATTGTAAGACGTGGTGAATATGTCAAAGGCGGTCTGGTCAAAATAAAAGTTTGGGAGATTTAGGGTATGGCAGGTTCATTTCTACGTTCACGTGCAGCTTTAGCAAGTACAGATTTTTTTGATAGTTCTGGTGTTTATTGCAATGAACCTCGCGCGCGCGCGCGTTTTGTTTCAGCTCGACAAAAAGCTAAGAAATTTATTGTTGCACGGCGTGGATATAAACCGCCAGACTTTGCCCGCATGATTTTAGACTTGCGTAATCTCGGCTGGTCGCATGAAAAGATCGCTTATGTGCTAGATGCGTCATCGTCAGCGGTGTCGAGTTGGGCGACAGGATCACGTCCGTTTTACGATCACGGCGATGCGTTTATTGAACTATGGAGAGAACAAACAGGCATTGAAAGATTCCCGCGTGAGGGTGAATGGCGCACGTATCAGTATAAGATCGGACAGCAGGATTTTTTAGATCAATTGGATGGGGTTATTGAACAATTGGATGAGGAATTGAGGGGTGGCTTATGAAAAATGGTAGACCAGAATCGCAATTGGGTTTTGATGCGCGACTGAATATCTTAATTTATGCAGTTAATAATCCAAAATTTTCAACTAGAGATATCAATGAAGCTGTTGTGAGCGCATCACTTAACACGATTAGAAACATAATTAGAGAGCTTACAGAGCTTGGCTGCATAGAGCGAGTTTCAATTTATCAGCATAAAGCTACTGATTTATTGTTGGGTTTGTTTAATAAGTGATAACTGCAACAACTGATTAAGAGATTCATCTTTATTGCAATTGTTATTTTTTGAATATTGTTCAATAGTCGCAATAGAATTTTCATTGAGCCAAAACGATCTACGTTTTAAGCCTTGCTCTGCTTTTAATGCAGTTTCTTTAGCTTTGCGCTCTGCTGCGGTTTGAGCCATCTTGATTACCCCTTAACCAAAATTGATTCACGACCCAACATTGGGATGATGTAAACAGTCCCTTGTTCGTCTTCGTCTTTGCAGCCGTCGTAGCCCATCTTTTTAGCACATTCGCCGCGTTTTGCTTGAAGATACCAGTCTTCATCAGCATCCGCGAAATCGTAATTCCACACGCTGTCAGAACCATCTAAAAGAGACTCGGCGACTTCAATTTCGACATTAAATCTTTTCGCAATCTCTACGACAACCTCTTCATCATATAGACCAGAAGCATTAATAAAGTCCATTTCAGAAGCATCGATAGAGTAAGTGATTACTTCACCTACCGACATTGAATAAGGTGTTGCAGAGAAAAACAAACAGTCGTCAAATGTGCCAAAGCGATCAATTTTTGTGATTTCTTTTGGGCTTGTATGGAATAATTTCATGGCGGTATCTCCTCTGCATGTACTCATTATTGCATTGTGAGTTCTCACAGTCAAGCCCTATTTTAAATTATTTTTAATCTACCGACGAACGGTAGTCCTAAAAATAAAAACACTCGCCAAAACACACAGCCAAACGTGCATATAAAAGTCAAAAACTAACCCTATTCACAACGAATAGGGCTTTTTATGGCTACTCGAAAAACACAAGTGCCAGGTGCAACCACAGCAGCGCCAGAAGACGAGATTTCGACAACTGAAACTCAAGGTGAACAGCAAACTGGTAGTGATGAACAATCGACTGAGCAATCTACACAGCCAACCGTTGAAGAGTTACAAGCACAACTGGCAGCAGCTCAAGCGGAAAATAACTCATTAAAAGGTCAGATTCGTCGTTCTGCTTCAACCATGGCAGCGTCAGAAACTCAAGAAAGTACAGCATCTAACGCTGGAAAGATTTACTTGAGCGAAAAAGGCTGGACACGAGGATAAGTCTATGTGCGGTGGCAAAGTCGTAAAACAAGATCCAGAAGCCGATGCAGCAGCAGCGGCGGAAAAGGCTGTAATTGAAGCAAACACAAAGAAAGCACAACGGCGCACGGCTAACCAGTCGAGTGTATTAAGTGGTGCTTTCGATTCTGGAACAAGCAATAAAACAACCTTAGGCGGTGGCTGATGTCTAATTTCGCTCAGACTCTATGCACTCGACTTGATCAATTAAAATCGGCTCGTTCTAACTACGAGTCGCATTGGACTGAATGTTACAAGTTTGGAGCGCCTGAGCGTCAAGAATGCTTTTCATCATCTGTTGTAGAGAATAGTAAAACACAGCAGTCACAACGTGCTGATCTATACGACTCAACCGCAGCAGATGCGGTTCAGGTGCTTGTTTCAATGATCATGAACGGCGTGACACCGAGTAATGCAATCTGGTTTAAAGCACAGCCTGACGGCATTGATGATTTATCAGTGCTAACAGAAGGTGAACGGTGGCTTGAAGATGTCTGTCAATTTATGTGGCGCAATATTCATGCTGCTAATTTTGACTCAGAAAGCTTTGAAACGGTGACTGATATTGTCACAGCGGGATGGGGTGTTCTTTATACAGATATTGATCGTGAAGCAGGTGGCGGTTATGTGTTTGAGTCGTGGCATATCGGAAATTGCTTTATAGGTTCGACACGTTCTGATGGAATGATCGATACGATTTATCGCGAACATGAAATGACAGCGGAAGCGATGATCAATACTTATGGTGAAAAGAATTGCCATTTTAGTGTTGTAAATACTGCCAAAAATCAACCAGATACGAAATATAAGCTTCTCCATGTGATTCAACCGCGCAAGTCCAAAGGTGCAGGGCAGATCAATAAAGACATGCCTTTTGCTTCATATCACATCGACTTGAGCAATAAGCATCAGTTGAAAGAGTCGGGCTATCACGAATTTCCATGCGCTGTGCCACGTTTACGCCGTTTACCCAATTCAGTTTATGGCAATGGCCAGATGACTTTGGCTTTAGCTGATGCGAAAACACTGAATGAACTGATGAAGCAGACATTACATTCAGCAGAGTTGCAAATCGGTGGAATGTGGATTGCGGAAGATGACGGCGTTTTAAATCCGTACACATTGCGTCTTGGGCCACGGAAAGTAATTTCAGCGAATAGTGTTGATTCAATGAAACGACTGGATGACGGCACTAATTTCCAGATTGCAGATTATCTCATTACCAATTTACAAGGCGGCATTCGTAAAAAGCTCATGGCTGATCAGTTACCGCCGATCGGTACACAGCAGATGACAGCAACCGAGATTCACACGCGAGTAGAACTCATTCGTCAGATGTTGGGGCCGATGTACGGACGTTTGCAGTCTGAGTACCTGAAATCAATCTTAGACCGTTGTTTTGGGCTTGCTTTGCGTTCTGGTGTGTTGGGTCAGCCACCACAAGAGCTTTGGGGGCGCAATTTATCATTCAAATTTGTATCGCCACTGGCACGCTCTCAGCGTATGGAAGAAGTCATGGCGACTGAGCAATACGTGGCAAGCGTTGGAGCAATGGCGCAAGTAGATAAAACCATTCTGGACAATATCGATTTTGACGCTGTGGCTGTATTGGTTGGCACTGGTCGCGGTGTACCACAAACAATCATGCGAACGGCAGATGAAGTGCAAGAGCTACGCAAGGCACGTCAAAAAGCACAGGAAGAACAGGCAGCAGCACAGCAACAGGCAGCGATGCAACAAACGATTGCTGAAAAGGGTGCTGATGCAATGGCGAAAGGCATTGGCAGTCAATTATCAAGCGAGGTGGTGCAGTGATTTATATATTAATTATTTTCATGATTCTATTTGTTGCTGCATTAGCTTGGGCGGTAATCCTTAAATCTGAAAATCATGATCTAAAAGACACAGCTATTACGCTGAAAGTGCTTAAAGACGGGAAATGGCTTGGTGCAGAGGAGTGGCAGAGCGAAGTTACACAAGAGGTTGACCAATGGAAGGAAAAATATTGGGATGAAAACCGCTTGCATCTTGATACTAGGCTTGAGTTAGATCATTACACGCAAGTTGCTATTGACTTACAGGCTCAAATTGATGAGTTGACAATCACAAAAACCACAGAAGAACAACCAGAACAAGGCACATTCGTTAAACAACGAAAACTCAGTGCTGCAACACCCGACACATATCGCAATGTCTTTGATTTAGACATCAATGGTCAGCGTGTTTTAGACCATTTAGAACTCACTTTTGCTAATAAATCAACCTATGTCCGTGGCGGTCAAGATGCTGAGCGTGAATCGTGCTATCGGGCAGGGCAAGCAAGTGTAATCAGCTTTATTTTTAATCAAGTAAATCGCGCAAATAACCCAGACTATAAGGAATCAGACAATGACTGATTTAGTTAATGAGCCAACGCCAACCCCTACAGAGCCAGTTAGTCTTTTGGGTGGAGAGAATCCAAATCCAACTGAACCAAATCCATTACCGACAGAACCAGCACCGATCACGGTTCCTGAATCTGCCGATGCCTACGCAGTAGACATCGATGGCTTTGATTTTGACGAGTTTAAAGGCATTGAAGAAAACAAGGCTTTTCTTGATGAAGCGCACAAAGCAGGGCTTACAAATGAACAGCTTGGCTTTGTTTTGGGTAAGTATAACGAGATTATTCCGAATCTCATGCAAGCCAATGCAGCTTTAGACAATGAAGCCGCAATTCAAACAATGACAGAAGCATGGGGTAATGACACCAAAGCCAATTTTGGATTCGCTAAAGCAGCGGCAGATAACGCAATTGCTAACGGCATTTTAACTGCTGAAGAAGTGAATAGCCCTGAATTTGGCAACAATCCGCTCGTATTGAAAATGGCTGCTTATTTTGGTCAGCAACTTCAAGAAGATACGCCAGTTAATAATGCCCAACCGAACGGCTCAACAGATATTCAATCATTACTTCAATCGGAAGCCTATTTGAATGACAAGCATCCAGATCACTCCCGTGTTTCTGCTCAAGTTCAAAATTGGTATCAGAAGCAATATAAGTAACGGAGCATTAAATCATGCCAATGGTTAATGAAAATAAAATCACGGCGGCGTTTGTTATTCAGTATGCAGATACATACGAAGTAGCAGCAATGCAAAACGAATCACGACTGCTTAAAACAGTGGTGAATCGTGGGAAAATTCAGGGTGAATCATTTACGATCAATGATATGGGTCAGGTTGAGATGACTGCATCAGGCAATCGTTTTGGTGATACGCCGTGGACGATTCCAGATGCGGGGGTTCGTACTGCATTGATGGCAGATTACGATCTATTTATCCCAATCGAATCACGTGATTTGCCAAAATTAAAAGCAAATCCATCTGACAAGTACATGAAAAACTTGATCAGCGCACGTAACCGCAAAACTGATGACATTATTTATCAGGCGTTGGTGGGTGGTATTCCGCGTACCACTGTGAGTGATGCAGGCGTTAAGTCAACTGCTACTGTGAACTTGCCAGCTGGTCAAATTATTCTTTCTGGTTTTGGTACGCTTAAACAGCAAATCATTAAAGCGAAAGCGTTATTTCGTCAAAACGAATGTGATGAATTTAACGGCGAAACGCTGAATATTCTTTATACAGCTGGAATGCTTGAGGATATTTTAAGCGATACCACACTGACCAGTGCAGACTTCATGGCAGTTAAAATGCTGCAAGAGGGTGCTGTAGCAGGTAAATGGCTTGGCGTAAACTGGATTCCATACGAAAAGCTAAACAATGGTGCTGGCGGTGCAACTGAAAAACGCACAGTAATGTATGCAGGTTCAGCGGTTCATTTCGGTGATGCAGATATCACAGGCTTTGATATCACCAAACGCCCAGATAAAAAGAACATTTCACAAGTTGGTGGTGTTCACTCGTTTGGTGCGGGTCGTGCCAATGAGCAGAAAGTTGTTGCGATTGATTATCTCGTTTAATTGACCCAACAAACCACATTTAAAACCCATTCACTATAACCAAAAGTGAGTGGGTTTTTCTTATGACAACGACAAACGTCAGTATATGCAATGAAGCACTGAGTATGATTGGCGCTAAGTCAATCAATTCACTCGATGACAATACAGAAAATGCACGGCGCTGTGCATCGATCTATGACGCAACACGCAAGGCATTGCTGCGAATGCATCCGTGGTCTTTCGCAAAGAAACGGATACAGCTTGCACCAGTCTCCACGCATCCGACTTTTGGCTATAGCCATGCATTTCCATTGCCTAATGACTTTTTACGAGTGATCGATGCAGGCGATCTGGATTATGAAATAGAAGGTCGTCATATTCTGGCGAATTGCAGCCTAATTAATCTGGTTTACGTGTTTGATAACGATAACGAGCAAACATGGGATTCATTGTTTTGTGAATGTTTGGCTCTGTACATGGTACGCAAATTAGCTAAACCGATTACTGGCAGTCAAGCGGAAGCCGATAGTGCATGGCAACAACTTCAAATGTTATTGAAGCAAGCCAGAGCGATCAACGGGCAAGAAAAGCCAGCACAAGACTTTGTAGCTTATCCGCATTCACGGTTTAGCGAGGTGCGCTACTAATGAAACAGTACATTATGAAAAACAATTTCAGTGCTGGGGAATTAGCGCCTACGCTTTATACCAGAACTGATATTCAACAATACGCTAATGGAGCCAAAAAGCTTACAAACGTAATTCCATTGGTTGAAGGCGGGGTGAGAAAGAGACCAGGAACATTTTTTACAGACACTATGGCGAATGCGGTTCGATTAATCCCCTTTGTAGTGAGTTCTGATAAGTCATACATGCTTATTTTAAAGCCGTATGTCATGGATATTTATGATCCACGTTCAAAGAATGTCGTAGCTACGGTTTCCACACCTTACACAGCCAATCAAATCCCAATCATTCAGTTTGTGCAATATCGTTATGAGATGTTTTTTACTCACAATGATGTGCCTGTTCAGCGTTTCCGCTGCTCACCAGACTTTACCAATTGGGAGTTCTCTCCATTTGTTTTTACCAATGCCCCTACAGACTCAGAGAATGCTAGAAGTCCTTTTCGTAAAGGCAAACCATCTGGTAAAGATGTTGGTGCATTTGTGTCCTTTACGCTTGATGCAATCAATAGTTGGGTCAGTACAACGGCTTATTTGACTGGTGATGTTATTCAATACTCAGGTAAAACTTATCAGGCGACACAGGATAATAACAATAAACAGCCTGATATTTCTGCAAGTTATTGGGTTGAAGTTACGGCGGGGTCGGGTGGTTTTTCAGCTTCAGACGTAGGTAAATACATAGAAGTGAATGGCGGCATCATTCGCATTACTCAATATGTAGCGACCAATGTCATCAACGGTGAGATTCTTAAAAAACTGGATGATGATGTTCAGGCAATTGAGCGATCATGGACCATATTGCCGCTGGCTTTTAATTCAGATGATGGTTACCCGCGCTGCTGCACCTATTTTAAACAGCGACTAGTGTTAGCAAATACCAAAAAAGCACCGAATAAAATCTGGTTTAGTGCGGTAGGCGGCAATGCTAACTTTCTGGAAACCACGGATGATGGTGATGCATTTAGTGTTGTATCTGCTTCTGGTTTAGCAAATAGTATTTTGTTTCTGGAAGCACAGCGCGGTGTGGTATGCCTCACCTCTGGCGGTGAATACATGGTTTCGTCAGATGGTGTGCTAACACCAACCACGGTTAATATTAACGAGCATACGGCGTTTGGCGCGTATCCTGTTACACGTCCTTGTCGCGTGGGTAATGAGATTCTATTCATTCAGCGTGGTGGTGAACGACTCAGGGCTTTGTCATATCGCTATGAAGTAGACGGCTTGGTATCACCTGAAATTAGCGCATTGTCGTCACATATCGGTGAGTTGCACGGCGGTATCAATGAAATTTGCTATCAACAAGAACCTGAATCAATCGTGTGGTGTGTGCTGGGCGATGGCAAGGTTGCATCAATTACATTCAATCGCGACCAAGAGGTGATTGCTTGGGCGCAACAAGATTTTGGCGGCACGGTTCTAAGCATGTGTTCTGTGCCTACAGCACTGGGTGATGATTTATGTTTTATGTTGATCAATCGAAACGGTACTGTGAACTTAGAGCAGCTATCGTTTAATGCTTATTTAGATTCACAGCGCGATGCTACGGTGTCAGTAGCCAATAAAATAAGCAAGTTTGGCTTTTCTTATCTGAACGAAATTGATATCTATCAGACTTCTGGTGACTCAATTTACACCATAGATTTTGAAGAAAATACCAATGAATTGATTTTTCAGGATATGGCAGGTCAGGTCGTTAAGGTGGGTCAGGTTATCAAAAGTACCGCAGAGTTATTTCCACCTGAACTCAGTCAAACGCCGTTATCTACCATGCTTTACAAAGCCAAGATTGATCGTACAGCATTCTTTTTCAATAAAACGCTTGGCGCTGAGTTTAATAAAGAATTGATCGAAACATTCACTTTTGATCAAACACCGATGGATGCTCAAATCCCGATGACTGGCTACCATTTGATTGAGGGTGGTTATTGGTCTGATCTGCATGAAGCGCCGATTGTCATTTCGCACAACAAACCGCTGCCGTTTCACTTGCAAGCTATCACCATGCAAATGTCAATTAATGAGAAATAGCAATGAGAATCCGCTGTGCAACACATGATGATGTTCATCTATTGGTCAAAATGGGTGCTGCATTCATTCATGAATCGCCAACATTTAGTGAGCGCGGCTATATTCCTGAAAAAGCAGCAGCACATTTTAAGTGGCTAATTGATGGCAATGGCGTGATATTTCTGGCTATTGATGACGGTAAAATTGTGGGTGGTTTTGCAGGTGGCATTGTTACCGATTGGCAATCAGATCATAAACTGGCTTTTGATTATGTCATGTATGTTTTACCAAAATATCGTAGTAGTGGAGTTGCCAAGCTTCTAGCTGAAACTTTTGTTATTTGGGCAAAAGAAATGGGGGCGAACCGCATTAATTGTGGCACAGCGACAATGATAAATTCCAAACACTGCATCGATCTCTATCAATCATTGGGCTTTAATTTGGTTGGTGCTTTTCTGGAAATGGAGGTTTGAATCATGGCAGCAGTTCCAGCGGCTTATGCAGCATGGGCGGCAGTAGCAGCCACAGCGGTTTCAGCCTATGCAACATACGAAAGCAATGAAACCAAAAGTGATCAAGCACAGGCTGATGCAGATGCAGCAGCAGCACAAGGACGACTAGAAGCTGAACGCATTCGTAAACAAAAAGAGAGAGTTCAATCAGCCGCACGTGCAGCAGCAGCAGAGAATGGAATCGCAGTCAATGAGGGTACAGCAGTCACGATTAATGACCAGATTGAACGTGATGGTCAATATGACGCTGCTATGTCTGAAATAACAGGGTTTAATTCATCACAGCGATTACAGGCTGAATCCAGTATTTACAAAAATAATGCGAATACTGCTTTAGCTACTGGTGCTGCAAATGCTGTTTCTAAAGGTGGGTGGAAATAATGGCTAGAATCCCAATGGGCAATTTTGGTAATGCAATGCCACAGGTTGAGCGCATCCAGATGCCACAAGATCAAAGTGGTCAGATGATTGCTGGCGCATTGCAAAATGCGGGTAATACTATCAGTCAGATTGCACAGAAACGTGATGAAGAACAACGTCAGCAGGAAATAACCAATAAAAATATTGAGCTTTACCAGAACAAACTACAAACCCAAGAAGCACAATTAAAGCTAGACGAAAGCCTGACTACTGATTTTAGTGACAAAGTGGCTGATATTAAAAACCGCGTGGGTAATGGTGATATTAATGCCCAGCAGGCAGATGAAGAACTGAAAACATGGTCGGCTGATAAGTTTAGTCAACTCAAAACGGAATTACCTGGTCATTCACAGCAAGAATTGCAGCAGTATTGGGATTCAAATGTAAATCGTCAGCGTGGCTCATTTTTTCCATTGCAACTAAAAGCCACTGAGCAAAAAGGCGTAGTTTTGAGTGATCGTTACTTCGATGTGGCTACACGTATGGGGCGTGAAGATGGCAAAAACTACTTGCTGCAAAACTTGTCCACGTTACCGCTTTCACAAGCGCAAAAAGAAAGCATGGCGCTTAAATACGAAAGTACACGTGACATCATTGAGGTAAATAAAAGCATTGCTGATGCCGTTGCAGCCAATGATATTTCAGCACTTGAGCAGACAGCCACGGGGCTAAAAGATAAAAAATATCTGGATGGTACAACTGTTCAGAAATATCAGACTGAAATTACAAGTAAGATTGCGACATTACAGCAACGTCAACAGGTCAGTGAAAACAAGCGATTTAACGAAGCTGAAAAGGTCACAAACCAATATATTCAGGCGGTTTTGACAGGACAATCTTTAAGTCTTGAATATCAGAATAATGTAGAGCAGGCGGTAAAAGGTACGCCGTCAGAAGCCGAATATCAGTTTTACACCAAGCAATCTAGTGACTTCATTCGATTCTCAAAATTGAATACAAGTCAGCAATTGGCAGAAATTAATAAGCGTCAGGTAGCACAGAAAAATAGCTCTAGTGCCGATCCAGTTGCAGAGAATAAGATTCTTAGCACGTACCAACAAATCTATGATGCCAAGCTAAAAACCAATAAGGAAAATCCGACTCAGGCATTGCGCGAGAAAGGTATTCAACTGCCAGAAATTAATGCTGCTGAAATTAAAGTCAATCCAGCGCAATTCGTTCAGAATGTCGTGACCATTGGTTCATATCAAGTGGCGCAACAAAATACTGATTCTAATGCCACAGTTAAGCCAATTCCTGAAGAATCACTACCTGATGCAAAAAAAGCATGGAATGAAGCGGGTGTCAGCCAAAAAATTGATTTAATTGGCAACCTGATTAGCCAGAGCAAGGGTATTAAAGGCAGTGAAAAAATATGGGGTTCTGCACTGGGTCAATTAAGCAATGGTGATCAGGCTTATGTGATGGCAGGTGTAGCACGTATGAATAACTACCGTTCTGATGCGGGTCTTGATGTCGCCACGGCGATTGTTGCAGGGAAACAGGCGCTTAAAAACAAACAAATGATTCAGCCGAAAGACGATGTTCTAAAACAAAAGTTTAATGAATATGTGGGTCAATCGGTTTCTGGTGCAACTGCGAATATGACGTTTGAGGCTTACAAGTCTATATACGCCTATCTTACAGAAACACGTGGTCAGCAACATAAGGATGCAGATGACTACAAAGAAGAAATAGGAAACACAGCCTTATCGTTAGCAACAGGTGGCACTTATACCCAAGATGGTAATTTTAAAGATTATACCAATCGTGGGATTAAAGACTGGAAAGTATCTAAACCATACGGCATGGCAGATTCAACTTTTGAAGCAAAAATTCAGTCAGGTTATAAAACTATTTCTCAGCAAACAGGTCTATCAGTCAATGATCTGCAAAACTTTAGGCTTGCACGATCAAGTAAAACCACACCCCAAGGCGAATTAATGTATGACTTGATTAATGAGCGCGGTCAGCCTTTAGTTGTGAAAGGAAGTGTTTGGCGCGTACGTTTGCAGGGAGTTACGAAGTAATGAGCAATTGGCTATCTGGTGTCACTGGTGATGAACAGCAATCGATTGATCAACTCAACGAGCAGGGCATTACGGGTAAAGATACACGACCTAGAGCAGAACCTAGTTTTTTTCAGGGTGCAATATCTGCGCCGTTCCGTGGCGCTGTATCTGGTGCTGTTAAAGCTTATGATACTGTTACTCAACCAATTAACCGTGTAATTGACCATGTTCAGTACAGTATTGAAGATGTTCAAAACGGCGGCTTAGATGGCCCATTAAATGTAAACGAGCAATCTTTTACTGATTTTCACCAAGACAAAAATACAGAGCGTACCAATAAGCTAATCTATGAAGTGCAGCAGCTTGAGGATGCTCAAAATACGGGTACGGCAGGGAATTTTCTTTTTGGTGCTTCTGATTTCATTACTCGTGCAGTTATCGGTAGTTTATTTGGTGGTATTGGTGGTGCGGTTGCAACCGTAGGCACATCCACGGGCAATTATAAGTATCAGGAATTAACCCATGATGGTGTCGATTCTGATACAGCCATGCAGGTTGCTGGCTTAAATGCGTTTGGTGATGCTGTAGCAACTGCCTTGCCATTGTCCTACGGTTTTCGTGGTACAGGTGGATTGGTGGCTGATGCAGCTTTATCTATCGGCGGTGGCGTGGCAACGGGTACAGGTGTGCAAGCTGCGAGTGGTGCAATCTTAGATGCCAATGATTACGAGAAGCAAGCCAAAAAATATGAAGTTACCGCAGAAAGTGTAGCAACAGATGTTTTATTAAATAGCTTGATGTTTGGTGGTGCAAGATATTTAAGCAACAGGGGTGCAAAGCTGGATCAGGCGGTAGACACGGAATTAAACCAACTCAATGCAGATCAGATTGAAACACGTCAGGATGCAATTAATGATACTTTAGTTCGCAATGAATTGGAGTTTGAAGATACCACATTGCCAGTGCATACTAGTGATCCTGTTCAGGTGAATAATCACTATAAAAACTTGGATGCAGCCACCAATCAAGTGTTAAGCGGTCAGACTGTCAATGTGCCGACTACTGTTTCAGGTACACCAAAATCCAGAAGCATAGATTTTGCTAATAGCGCATTGCCCGCAAATGCAAAGCAGATTGCACTAAAAGCCCAACAAGAAGGCATTAGCCCTAGTGTGGCTCTCACCATTGCTCATATTGAAACTGGTGGCACATTTAGTCATACAGCCAAAAACCCTACATCATCAGCCTATGGTGTCTATCAGGTTGTAGATAAGACTTGGAAAAACTTGGGCGGTGGTGATAAAAACAATCTGGATGAACAAATCCGTATAGGCTTAAAGCACATTAAACAAGCTGATGCTTACATGCGCAAACAGCTTGGACGTGAACCTGTAGACAGTGAGCAATATTTAGGGCATTTGCTTGGGCCAGCAGGGGCAACCAAAGTTTTAAAAGCCGATCCAAATACACCTTTAATTGATGTTGTGCGCTCATACGATGCCAAAAATGCGGATGTTATTGTAAAAAATAACGGTATGTTAGGCATGACAGCGGGCGAAGCAATCAATAAGTGGCGTGGCAAATGGAATCAACTTAGCGCACGTTATGGTAATGCTAGTTCAGCTTTTGGCATGGATGGGTCAAGTTATGACTTTGCTTATGAAGTAAAAGACTTAGGCGATCTAATTGCATCAAATGACCGCTTATATGGTGTAAATGTCGACTATCCAGCAGAGCTACAACCACGTGACCGCACCCGTGAAGCATCACGCCAGCAAATTGAGCAAATGGCAGATGATTTAAAGCCTGAACTATTAGGAAATTCCTATAAGTTGAGTGATGGCGCACCTATTATCGGTTTAGATAATGTAGTCGAATCTGGCAATGGTCGTACCTTAGCAATTGGCAAAGCATACGAAAATGGTCGTGCAGATGCATACCGTGAATATATTCAGAATTGGGCGAATGATCGGGGCATGGATATATCCGACCTGAAACAACCTGTATTGGTGCGTACACGGCTTTCAGATGTTGATCGGGTAGAGTTCGCAAGATTAGCCAATCAAAGCGATGTCGCGCAAATGAGCGCATCTGAGAGAGCGCGTACAGATGCAGATCGATTGCCAGATGCATCTATGATAAAAACCAACAACGATGGATCATTGAATATCGATAGCTCAATGGATTTTATTCGTGGCTTTGTAGATCAGTTGCCACAATCCGAACGTGGTGCGGTGATTACCAGCGATGGTCGATTATCACAAGACGGTAAACGCCGTATTGAATCTGTTATTGCACATCGTGCTTACAATGACCCTAACTTAATTGCCCGACTTTCTGAAAATCTGGATGACACATCCAAGAATGTATTAAATGCATTATTACGAAATGCGCCAAACATTGCACAGCTTAATGATCTTGTGAAGCAAGGTGGACGGCATAGTAATACTTTGGCTCAAGACTTGGCACAAGCTGCTCAAAAGCTATCAGACTTAAAGGCTAATGATTTACCAGTTCGTGATTACCTCAACCAAAACCAGCTTTTAGATGATGGGTTAAGTGATGGAGCAAAACGATTTCTTGATGTCTTTGATCAGAACAGCAAGAGCGCAAAGGCGATTAGTCAATCCATTGCAGATGAAATTCAAGCCATTGAGAACATGGGCGACCCAAGACAGGGTAGTTTATTTGGCAACACACCAGAAGAACAAGCTGCGCTTGATGTGATTTATGCAAATCCTGATATGCCAATTTCACGTAGTCGTACTGGTGCAGATGGTCAGCCCGAAGAATACACCACTACGATGAGCGAATATTTGGCAGACTTGGAAGCGGAAGCGAAACAGGCTGATCTTGATACTTTGGCAGCACAAACAGCATTGAACTGTGCTTTACAATTTGGAAATTAAATTATGAAAGAACAATGCAAACAAGCCGTAGCCAAAGCACTTGGCAAGCAATCTCTATCAGCACAAGAAGCCACTAATATTGAATCACGTATCAATGAAACCATGCGTAATATTGCTCGGAAAGATGTACAACGATGGCGTAATCTTTCTGATGCTGAAAAGATGACTGAAGCATCAAAACAAGTCGCTATTGATATTCAGGAACAACTTGCACGTAAACATAAAATTGCTGCTCAGGACATCACCACACAGGCAAGGAACATCGCGGCTTTAGATCATCCTAGATTGCCAGCTAGTGAGGTTGTGGACAGAATGGTGGCGAATCATGGCGATATGTCGGGCGTTCAATCCATAGACTCTAAAGCACGTGGTATTGCATCTATTTATCGTGGTGATTTGGTTGACTTCTACACCAATGTTAAAGGCGCAACAGGCATTTTTACCGATGCTGAATTGGTGCAAAAAATTGTACGAGAACGATTTAATGACAATACAGGCGACCCATTAGCAAAAAAAATCAGTGACAAAATGGGCGAAGTCTTTGAAACCATGCGTGAACGCTTTAATCGCAACGGTGGCGATATTGGCAAGCTAGACAATTGGGGTATGCCACAAACACATGACTTAGCTAAAATCGCAAAAGCTGGCAAGGAAGCATGGGTAAACTTTACTTTAGCACGTCAAGATACAAAACAATTTGTGCATGAAAACGGTGATTATTATTCAGAAGCAGAAATGCGAAGTATGCTTGAATATGTCTATGATACGCTTTCTAGTGATGGAGCCAATAAAATAGAAGTCGGTCGTCAAGCAACTGGTGGCGGCACATCTAAAGTCACCAATCGAAATGCTGAAAGTCGCGTGTTACATTTTAAAGATGCTGATTCATGGCTTGAATATCAGAATCAATTTGGCGGCATGCAGTTTGTAGATTTGGTTGAAGCTCATATAAATGGCTTATCCAAAGATATTGCCATGGTCGAAAATTTGGGAAGCAATCCTAAAACAGCCATGAAAATATTGATGGATGCAGCAGAAAATAAAGACTGGTCCAAAGGTGTTGATCATGACACCACTTCAAAATCACGTAAACGCGCTCAGGTCATGTTTGATGAGTTTAGCGGCGGTAATACACCACAATCACAGGTATTAGCTAATTTAGGGTTAGCTTATCGCTCTATGAATGTCGCTTCTATGCTTGGTGGTACTACAATTGCTTCTATCGCGGATCAGGCAACCATTGCAAAAACGGCACATGTACACGGATTATCATATCGTCAAACATTTGGTGAGTTGATTAGTCAGCTAAATCCAGCCAATAAAGCAGATCGAGAGCTTGCACATAGCTTAGGATTAGCCACAGAAGAAATGCTTGGTTCTATTTCTCGATGGTCGGATGATGGTTTAACGGCTACACACGGCAAGTCTGAAAAGTTGGCACGTATTTCTAGTGGCGTGGCCACTCAGGTTTTGCGTGTATCGGGTCTTAATGCGCTTACATCTGCTTCAAAAGTCGGCTTTACCAAAATGCTGATGAATAAATATGGCACATTGAGCCGTAGTAAAGCATGGGCTGATCTTGATGTAATGGATCGGGAATTACTACAAAATACTGGACTTGATGAACGCGCTTGGCAAGTCTTTCAATTGGCTGATCCAGTTGTTGATCGTAAAGGCAATCAGCTCATGTCAGCACGATCTATTTATGAAATTCCAGATGAAAAGCTTACGGCTTTTGGTGACCCTAAACGAATTAAAGATGAAGTATCTTCACAGCTTCAAGCGCATCTACTTGATGAGCAAGGTATGGCAGTAATTGAGACTGGATTGCGTGAACGCACATGGATGCAGGTAGGAGCCAAAGGCACAGTAACGGGTGAAATATTTAAAGGCATCACCCAATTTAAGTCATTCGCATCTGCTTTCTTGATGCGTCAAGGAAGTCGTACATTTGCACAACAAGGAATAAAAGGCAAGGCTGCTTATGGTATTCCATTATTTGTGACTATGACTTTGCTTGGCGGCTTGATTGTACAGTTGCGTGAACTCTTAAATGGTAACGATCCACAAACTATGTGGGATAGTGACGACCCTAAAAAGACAGGTTCATTCTTTTTGCGCTCTGTCGTCGCTGGTGGTGGTTTGCCTGTACTTGGTGATGTTTTAGCGGCGGGAGTAGATACATCTGGGCGTGATGCCAATTCATTTATAGCAGGGCCGTTGGGTAGCGACTTTACAACCTTATTAGGCTTAACCGTTGGCAACCTTACACAATACAATGAGGGGCGTGATACCAATTTCGGCAATGAAGCGTTTAGGTTTTTAAAAGGAAAAATACCCGCGCAAAATCTTTGGTACACCAAAGCGGCGATAAATCGATTAATTTTTGATAATATACAAGACACTATTGCTCCAGGTTATCGTGATAAAGCTTTGCGTAAAGCGGAGAAACAGCAAGATCGTTCGCGTTGGCTTGGTGATTTTGAATGGGGTTCGGGTTTTGATGAGGCACGAGCGCCAGATTTTGAAAGGATTGTAGAATGATAGGTTGGAAGTATAAGGGGCGTAAATTTTATTTTGATTATCTCAAGGCATTAGGGATTCTTGGACTGTTTATTGTAGCGCCATCTATTTTCTTTTGGTCTGAAAATATAAATATACGGTGGTTTTCAATTCCAAGCTTAATTGCATATGCTGTAATTTTATGGATTATTTATAAATCATGTGTTGATTCTTATGAGCCATATTACTATGACAAAAATGGAAACCGCATAGAAGGGGAAGAGCCAGCAGATTTAAAGGCTAAACGATTAAGCAAGATTAAAAACAAGTAAACCGCCCAACAAACCCCCACACCACCCCTTGTTATATACACCAATATAACAGGGGTTTTTCATGTCTACTGAAAAAAAAGTTGGTCACTTAAAACCTGAAACAAAAGAGAAATTAGAACTATGTCTGGAAATGGCAGCAACAGACACAGTTGATTTGATGACAGAAGCTTACGGCAAAGACTTGTTTGATAAAGAAGGTCGCGGCGATAAAGTCTGGTTGTATAAAGGAGCCAAAGAGGCTCTTACATGCATGGAGAAACTTAAACGTATTCTTAATGATGATGAACTTGCGGTAGGTGATCCGAACGATCGAAAAATTACACCAGAAATGCAGGCAGCAAAGCTTTTAGAAGAAGTTGCCAAGAAGCTTGAGGCGCGTAAACAGCGTCCGAGTTAATCATGATTCAGGTTGGTTTTGCCGCATTTTATCTGGTTTATGCTGAAACCTTAAACTGGGTTGTGCCTGATTTTCATCTGGATGTCTGTGACTTTCTGGAAGATTATGGCTCACTCGGTTTATTGATGATGCCGCGCGGACATGGCAAATCAACCATCCTTGATATTTATAACGCATGGAAGCTGTACAACAATCCCAATCATTTAATTTTACATCAAGGCGCAACTGATCCAGATGCCTACAAAGTCAGTCGTGGTACTGAGCAAGTATTAGAGCGCCACCCACTTTGCCAATTATTCAACATTAAAAAAGAACGTGGCGAAACTCAAAAATGGTGGGTGACAGGCTCTAATGACGTGCGACACGGTTCGATTCATGCGCGCGGCATTATGTCAAACGTAACAGGATCACGCGCTAACGAAATTCAAAATGATGACGTTGAAGTACCGGGCAATATTGGCACACCTGAAGCACGTGAAAAGCTGCGTTACAGACTGGGTGAGCAAACCTTTATCTTAATACCGGGTGGACAGGAATTATATGTAGGCACACCTCACACACACGATTCACTCTATTCTGAAATCATGCTCAACCCAGATGCAAAATGCCTTGTATTTCGCATGTTTGAAAAAGAAAAACGAATGGAGCAAGTCATTCATGCGATTGTCGATTTCAAGCCAGTCTATATTTTTAGCGGTATTGGTCGCCAGTCAAAATTATTGGTAGAGGGGCAGGACTGCCAAGTCAAAAAGCAGGGCAACGGTTATTTCATTAGCTTTGATGAATCCCATTCTTTAATTGATGTCTACAGTGAAGCATTGTGGCCTGAGCGATTCACGCCTAAAGAAATGCAAAAGCGTAGGCGCAAATGCCGAACGCTAAATGAATGGGATTCTCAATATCAGCTACATGCCAAGCCTGTAGGAGATGTCCGCTTGAATCCTGAAAAATTAATACCGTATGACGTTGAGCCAGTTTTAACACGTGCCAATGGTGTATGGCGAATGATGCTCGGTGAACGTCAGATTGTTGGCATGACATGCTCATGGGACCCATCTAGCGGCAAGCTTAAATCTGATACGTCCGCAGTTGAATTGGTACTACATGACGATCTAGGCAATAAGTATTGGCATCGATCTATAGAGTTGACTGGCGAGGTCGTCAAAACAGATGAACAGGGGAATATCGTAGGTGGTCAGGTCTGGCAGTTATGTGACTTGATTGAAAAATTTAATATTACCCGTGTCAGCATTGAAACCAACGGCATTGGAAACTTTGCCCCTGCATCACTCAAAGGCGCATTAAAGAAACGAAAAATCCGCTGTGGCATCAGTGAGCAGCATTCTACTCAAAACAAAAACAAACGCATTCTGGAAGCATTAGAAGGGCCTTTGGTTTCTGGAATGCTTTGGGTTCATGTATCTGTGATTGATACGCCAGACGGTGAGAACACTTCTAAGCAATACAAACAAATGCAGCAGTTTAATCCAGCACTATCAGATCAGGATGATGACCACCTTGACTCACTTGCTCGCGCTGTAACTGATTCACCTGAACGAGTCGGAAAAATACACAACAAAGAGCAGCACAACGAGCGGCCTAATTGGAGAACAAGCGGTGGTATTGCGGAAGCCACCTTAGATTTTGAAAATTAGGTGAGATTATGGCCGTACCTGAGCAAACGCCTTACAAAGAATACACAGCAAACGGTGTAACTACCTCATTCCCGTTAGAGTTTGATTGCGATAATCAAGATCATTTGATTGTCACTGTAAATGGTATTGAACCAGAAAAAGGGCAATGGTCATTGATCAATGGTGCTGTGGTATTTCTTCTTGCACCAGCCAATCAAGCTAAAATTATTATTCAGCGAAATACGCCGCTTGAGCGTAATACAGACTATCAGACTTATAACAATTCATTTCGTCCGCAACCTGTAAATAAAGACTTAGATCGGATTTGGTGGAAGTTGCAAGAGTTGTGGGTGCAAGTTAGTTTGCTATGGACGCAAATTAAACTATTGTGGTCTGGACTAAAAAATGAAATTAAAGACAGAATTGCAGCCGATTTAGCAATACGATCATGGGTTTTAGTCCTTCTAAATAACATTGTTGATAGTGGTCTTGTTAGTGCTATTGCTGTGACTACAGTTGAATCAATATCAGATTTGAATAATTTGATCGCGTGGGATGGGCGTACAGTATATGTAAAATCGTATTATCAGGGTTTAAATAAAGGTGGTGGTACTCGAATTTACAACTATTCTCGTCGCAATGAGAATGATGGGTTTTTGTGTATTAATGGATGGGTTTTGCAAGTAGAAAATAACATTGTAAACCCAGCACACGCTGGGGCAAAAAACGACCCATCTTTTGATTCAACGAGTGCAGTTCAAAAAGCTTTGCTCTTTTCTGGTAAAACTCAAATTGATGACTATTACTATACAAGAAAGCCTGCTTGGTTTCCTGTGTCAAAGGTCATCGAGGGTATTGGTAAGTGGTCATGCGGTATTGTTAAAAATGGTGATGATGGGGTTTTGAATTTAGTACACGACAAGACAACAGGAAAAACTACTTTAGATAAAAATGCTGTATTGATTGGATATGCTGATCGCCCAAATACAACGTATTGTGAAGAATTAAGTTTATCGAATTTTTCATTACGCTACGCAGGCTCCCAACAAGATTCAATTGGGCTTTATATTCCTACAATTTGTCGATCTATGTTTTCAAACATTCTGATTGAAGATGTGAAGACAGGGATTAGAACAACCGATTCATGGGATTGTTCTTGGTTCAATGTCCATGTCCGTAATTCAGAAACGGCATATAAATATGGTGCAAGTGACGGAACGCTGACGGTAAATGGCACATCAAACAACATGATTGGTTGCTATGCTGAAGTTGTGAGTTTGAATGCATATTGGTTTAAAAACTATCAATACTCAACAATGTCGGGTTGTGCAGCAGATAAAGTAAGCCATATGCAAGATGGCGGTAGTTCTATATATGTATTTGATAATACTGATATGGTTATCAATAATGCAGGCTGTGAACACATTACTACGCGACACTCGATCATAAAGAACTCATCAAATGTCATTTTTAATCTCGGTAATTTTATTTTAGACAATTCGTTTCAAGATGGTACGACATGGTGGCAGCAATCAAACACATTGCTATCTATCTCAAATGAATCAAAAGTCTTGTTTAAGCAGTCAAAATTTTCTATTGAAAATCAGTTACGAAATGGCAATTCAAAATTTGCAGCATTTGCCTCTATTGATGGTGGCTGCAAACTAACACTAGATGATATTTCATCTTATAAATCTCAGATTGTTAATTTTGTCGAAAACTCGGAATACAAAACATATAACAGTCTTGATATTTATTATGTATCGGGCAGTGTTGTTGAAGTTAAAACCCCGCTTGATCTTTATGAGTACAAAGCATCTGGCGGAAATAGTAACTGGTTTAATGCTACCGCGACAAATAATAGACTTGAAGATTCATTTAAAGCGCATAGTTCTAATGCATTTTCGATTCCTTCAGATATGTCGCTATCACAATTAGCAAGCGCATATCAAACAGTAGTTGCAGCACAAACAACACCGAGTGCCGCAACATCAGCGTTAGAGTATCCATTCCCTTCTACGGCTCATTTTATCTACCAGTTATCAGCAAAACGTCAAAGTGGAGATAATTTAACAGCACAGCTTGCTATTCCAATTTGGACTGCAAATGGAGCTGGGCAAGGTGCATTGAGAATCAGATTTAAACAAGGGGCATCCTCGTTTTCTGATTTTAGAACGATCTTTACAAACAATGATTCATTGATCCCTAGATCAACAGCATCACAAAACTTAGGTTCAGGGTCATTAACTTGGAATAATATTTATAGTCAAAATGCGGTTACCGTTGTTTCTGATGCAAGCTATAAGACTGATATTTCAGAGCTAGATGAACAAGAAGTTCTATGTGCAATTGCCTGTGGAAAACTTTATAGGAAATACAAATTAAATGCAGCAGTAGATGAGAAAGGGTTGAATGCGGCGCGGTATCACATTGGTGCTATAGCTCAAGATATTATTCAGTGCTTTGTTGATCACGGGTTGGATTGGCATAAATATGGGATAGTGACATATGAAAAATGGGAAGCCGATGAGCAATTAACAGGCGGTGAAATCTTTATGTTGCGATATGAAGAATTAAATTGTTTTGTTAATGCAGGGCTGCAACATCGCTTATCGCAGCTTGAATCATAATTACCCACCAAACCCATACAAGCCCTAAGTTTAAATAACTTAGGGCTTTTTTATTGCCAAAAATAGAGGTGGTTATGGCTGACAATCAGCAAATTATTGAAACATCGGCAGGGGTTGCAGCAAGTAAAGCGGTTACCTATGGCGGTAGCTTTGCGGGTGCGGTGTCTGCATGGTTTGGGTCAATTGATTGGGGTTTTTGGATCAGTATATCGATTGCAATTGCAGGCCTATTAATGAACTGGTATTTCGCCAAAAAGAAAGATAAGCGTGACGAAATTGAACACAAAGCTTTTCTTGAAAACTTAAAAATTAAAGGAAAGTGCGATGTCGAACAAAATTAAATATGCAGTTGTGCTAAGTAGTGCGATTAGTGCTGCGGGTGTGCTATTTACGACTGGTTATGAGGGTTGGTCGTCAAAACCATATCACGATACTGGCAAGGTAGTTTCACAAGGCTTTGGCTCAACTGTAAAGCCAGACGGTACAAAAATTAAAATGACAGATGCGCCAATTACAAAGAAACAAGGTATTGAATATCTAACTGCGCATTACTCCAAAGATGCCAAAATATTCAATAAAACGCTACAGGGTATCAAGCTATCACAAGATGAATACGACCTATATGCCGACTTTTCTTATCAGTTCGGCACAGGTGCTTGGTCAACATCTTCAATGCTCAAAAATTTAAAGCAAGGCAGGTACATTCAAGCTTGTAAATCACTGGAAGCGTGGAGATTTAGTCGTGTGAATGGCAAAAAAGTGGACTGCCGTTTAAAAGGTTCTGGCTGCGCGGGTGTTTGGAATCGACAAAAAGCACGTATCACTAAATGTCTTGGAGCTAATTAGATGCCTATTTTAATCTGGATCATGAGTAATAAGCGCTGGACGGCAATTATCATACTGCTGATTTTCTCATTCTGGAAAACATGGCAAACCAATCACTATGCGGGCGAATTAAACAAAGCCAATACAGTCTGTGAAGCCAAAGTTAAAACAGAAGTGGCAAAAGCAGTTAAGCCATATATCGATGCACAAAAACAAGCAGAAATTAACGCTCAAAAAGCGAGTGAAGATTATGAAAAAATTAAAGAATCAGAACGAGTTAAAACAGAAACAATCACCCGAACAGTCCAAAAAATTGTTGATCGTCCAATTTATATCAACACTTGCTTTGATGATGACGGGGTGTCAGCAGTCAATGCTGCTGGTAATACCAGCGAACCTTAAAACGCCTTGTCCAGATTTGCAGAAATTAGAATCAGGTCAGGGTAAGGATATTTTACCGATTATGATTGATGATCGGCGTAAATATGTTGATTGTCAGCAACGGCATAAAGCGATTATTTCAATTATAGAAAAGTCATCCTAATAAGATGCTTTTCTATTTCGCCGACTATATTTTTAGAATTGATGTGCTTATACTGTGCGAAGTTTTCGGAAACATTCTTTTTACACGTCATCTGTACTTTTCTATATGAGTACATGATTGTGTACATATTTTTTAGAGTAGTTTATGGCAGTTGTAAAAAAGTCTGTAAATATCAACAATATACGAAATTTCTCGATCATCGCTCACATCGATCACGGCAAGTCAACTTTGGCTGACCGTTTTATTCAGATGTGTGGTGGTTTACAAGACCGTGAAATGCAGGCTCAGGTCTTGGATTCAATGGAGCTTGAACGCGAACGTGGGATTACCATTAAAGCGGCATCGGTCACATTATATTATACGCATCCAAATGGTCAGGAATATCAACTGAACTTCATTGATACACCAGGGCACGTTGACTTTTCTTATGAAGTTTCTCGCTCACTTGCTGCTTGTGAAGGTGCATTATTGGTCGTCGATGCAGCGCAGGGTGTAGAAGCACAGTCAGTTGCAAACTGTTACACCGCGATTGAGCAGGGATTAGAAGTTCTTCCCATTTTAAACAAAATTGATTTACCACAGGCTGAACCTGAACGCGTCATTCATGAAATTGAAGAAATCATCGGGATTGAAGCGACAGATGCACCCACCTGTTCAGCGAAAACAGGTTTGGGCGTAGAAGGGGTACTTGAACGTTTAGTCGATGTGATCCCGCCTCCAGAAGGTGATCGTGAAGCACCGCTACAAGCATTAATTATCGACTCATGGTTCGATAACTATCTGGGCGTGGTGTCTTTGGTACGGATCAAGCAAGGACGTATTCGTAAAGGCGATAAAATGTTGGTCAAATCCACAGGTCAGGTCCATCCTGTAACTTCTGTGGGGGTGTTTAATCCGAAACATACCGAAACAGATATCCTTGAAGCGGGTGAAGTTGGTTTCGTGATTGCGGGGATTAAAGATATTTTTGGTGCGCCAGTGGGTGACACCATCACTTTATCTTCAACACCTGAAGTTGCGACTTTACCAGGTTTTAAAAAGGTTAAACCACAGGTGTATGCAGGCTTATTTCCGATTGATTCCAGTGATTTTGAACCATTCCGAGAAGCATTACAAAAACTACAAATTAATGATTCTGCTTTGTTCTTTGAACCTGAAAGTTCAGATGCGCTTGGTTTTGGCTTCCGTTGCGGCTTCTTGGGGATGCTGCACATGGAAATCGTACAAGAACGTTTAGAGCGTGAGTATGATCTGGATCTGATTAGCTCTGCACCTACGGTGGTATATGAAGCCGTAACTAAAAAAGGCGATACCATCTATATCGATAGCCCATCTAAAATGCCAGATGGGAGTTTGGTTGAGGATTTGCGTGAACCGATTGCAGAATGTCACATTCTTGTTCCTCAGGAATATCTGGGCAATGTCATGACCTTGTGTATCGAGCGTCGTGGTGTGCAAAAGGATATGAAATTTTTAGGCAATCAGGTTTCAGTGACTTTTGAAATTCCGATGGCAGAAGTGGTGATGGATTTCTTTGATAAATTGAAATCGTGTTCGCGTGGTTTTGCATCGTTGGATTATAACTTTGTGCGTTTTGAAAGTTCATCTCTGGTTAAGGTTGATGTATTAATTAATGGTGAAAAGGTCGATGCCTTGGCCATGATCTGTCACCGTCAGGATGCACGTCATCGTGGTATTGCACTGGTTGAAAAGATGAAAGATCTGATTCCACGTCAAATGTTTGATGTGGCGATTCAGGCGGCGATCGGTGCGCAGGTGATTGCTCGCTCTACTGTTAAAGCGATGCGTAAAAACGTCTTAGCGAAATGTTATGGTGGTGACGTATCGCGTAAGAAGAAATTACTTGCGAAACAAAAAGAAGGTAAGAAACGCATGAAACAGGTGGGTAGTGTTGAAATCCCGCAAGAAGCGTTCTTAGCTGTATTAAAAGTCGATAGATAA